CTAGGCATTGCCACCTCTGTCTGGTTTAACGTACTGCTAGGCGGTTCATCGAACCAGACTTTCAGTGCACGTAACTATCAGTGGCAAAAAGATCACAGGTTTAACTTGGTATTTTTGATCGACTTGATCTGTGGAAAAGGGCATTGTATGACATGTTGGTCATATTGGATGATTAGAAAAGGAAAATGGTAATGACTAATCAAAAACAAACTATCTTGAAGCACCTTAAAACTGCAGGTTCAATCACAGTGCGTGAAGCGCTTATTGAATACAGCATTAGCAGCTTGACCAAGCGTATCCAAGAGATGCGTGAAGAAGGCTACGACATTTTATCTATGAAGAAGTGGCACCCTGTCACCAATCAACGGTATGTGCGTTACTACCTGCAAGGTTCACCTAAATGACCTATCGTATCTGGCTTAGTGATGCTAAAGGTTTTGACTTCTGTTACATCAGCACGAAGAACCGACTTGAAGTAGATAAACTATTGGAGAAGTATTCTAGATGGGAAAACGTCAAAGCAAGGGTGGAGAAGTATACACCCCGCGAAACTGCATATCAGTGAGGAAGCTTATGTATTCTTTGAAGAGACAGATAGATGATCTAGAGTGGGAAGGTGACTTTAAGCGCGCTGATTTCCTACGTACAGATCTAGCGCACGTAACTGAGTTAGATAAGAAAGGTGATGTATGGTTTCCTTCATTTTAAAGTATAGCATCGTGTTATTAATCTGTGCTGCTTACATAATTGGTTTTGTTGCTTTGATGTTTACTAGCCATGAGGAGTTAAGCCGTGCAAAGCGAAAAGGATTGCGATAATCCACACGATGATGCATCACACTGGGCGGGTAACATGCCCTCCAGTAAAAAAGGAGACAAGGATAATGAGAAAAGTAAAGATCCCAAAGGCAACAGACAAGGTAAGTAAGCTTATTGATTACTACCTGCACAGCCCTGCCTTTGCTAAACTCAGCCCTCGCAGCCAGAAAGACTATGAGTATCATTTGGCTAGAGTTAATAAAAGTATCGGCAGCAAGGCTATTGAAGATGTTACAGCCGGTATGCTCAACAAAGCTTATGAGAAGTGGGAGCAAGATCATGGCATACGCACAGCTAATTACACAAAGTCTGTGCTGTCTAGGGCATGGAAGTACAGCATGTCCAAGGATGTTATGAGACATAACCCTGTGAGCCTCATAGAGACTAGCACAGAGCGTAAAACAAAGACTAAGTGGGATCGGGCCGCTGTAAAGGCCTTCCTCACTACAGCGTACAGCCAGTGGCGTTGGCGCAGCATTGGGTTGATCGTTCACATGGCATATGATTGGGGTCAACGTACTGGTGACATGCGTACCCTGACATGGGATGCATTAGATCTGGATCAGTGCCGCATGGATCTGACACAATCTAAGAGGGGTGCTGATGTGCACCTGCCTATCAGTCAGAACCTGTGCAAGATGTTACGTGAGCAACATAAAGATTTTGGCTTTCAAGATTACGTTGCACCAAAGGTATCACTGGATCGAGGCCAGGTTAGGCGCTATGGGTTGAATGAAATAGCCCCTCTTATCAATGAGGTACTGGACGAAGCTAATCTACCTAGAGAGCTTACAGCTATGTCGCTGCGCCGTACTGCTGTAACTGAAATGATGGAAGCAGGGGTTGACCTAGTGGGCATCATGCAAGTAACAGGTCATGTAAACCCTGCATCGTTGAAGCCTTACATGGTCAATACATTCAGTGGTGCAAGCAGAGCTTTGGCAGCAAGGGGTAATGATGATGAAGATTCGTAAATATGTCGGTGATCTATGCCTTACTACAGGTGAGAACCATCGTGGTAACTGTCCTATGTGTGGTGGGCGTAATACATTCACTGCAACCAACGACAATGGTGTAGTAAAGTATAATTGCTACAAAAATACCTGCACTATCGGTGGTTTTATTCACACTGATTTGACTGCTGCAGAAATAATGATGATTATGCGACAAACTGTAGAGCAAAAACGACATAGGGAGAAAGAGACTATGGAGATACCACAGTACGTGGTGAAGCCTATGCCTACACACCTAAAGTTTAACAGGTTTGTAAGGCGCTGGGGCTTGGCAATAGATAATTTACTTTACGATGTTAAAGATGAGCGTGTTGTATTTCCGATACACCACAAGGGGCGCATGGTAGACGCTATTGGTAGGGCTGTAGGTAATACGCAGCACCCTAAATGGTATCGCTACACTGGTAAAGCTGACTACTACACGATAGGTACAGGGTCTGTCCTATTCATTGTTGAAGATGTCGTGTCAGCAATCGTTGCATATCAAGAGTTTCCGCATATAACTAGCATGGCTATTCTTGGTACTCAATTAACAGACAAGCATATGGAGAAGATAGGTGAATACGATAGGGTTGTTATTGCTCTTGATCCTGATGCTATAGATAAGACTATCAAGTACAGGTTAGAGATACAGGCATGGACAGGGCTACGCACTATGGCTTACATGCTAAACGACGATGTTAAGTACAGAGTAGAAGATGACATGGAAAAGCTAGAAGGAATATTGAGCAATGAGTAATAAACTGAACCTTGCTAACGCAGAATTTATTGATGGCGAATGGTGGTACATGTTAAATGGTAAGCCAAGGCAGCGGCTGTCTACACACAATAAAAGAAACAAAGGAAGGATGTATGTAGCAGAAGCTAAGCCTGAATATAAGGATGGGTACATACCTAAAGGCACAAGGAAAGATCGTGACCCTCACCCCTTTGTGTTGCTAGGATACCACACGCCAGGATATTTTAAAACTTGGGCAGAAGTTGTGGCTAAGATGAATAAAGATGCAAAGATTATAGTAGGTGAATTTACTCAAGAAAGTAAAAGAGTAAAATCATCAGAGGGGTATGTATATGTCGTGACTACATCTTGCTTTGAAGGTTGGGTAAAGATTGGGGTAGTAGAAACAGGCCATGAAAATAGAAGAATAGGTCAGTTTCATACATCAACTCCACATAGAAACCATGAGTATGCGTACATGAAAAAGTTTTCTGACAGGCATGTCGCAGAAAGTATTGCACATGCAGAAGCTCAGAAGGTTCACATTGGGCACGACAAAAAAGAAAACGGTGAATGGTTTAAGATGTCAGTAGAACAAGCCATAGATATTATTAATAGGATAGAAGAATGATTGAAGTAACATACAAAGGTCACATGGGTAATGACCTTACAGTCTGTAACGCTGCCCGTGTTTCATTTGGTAAAGAAACTGAGTGGGATTACGAAGAGTCAGATGCTTACAGCTTTAAGCAACACCTTAAAACAAAAGATAGGAAGCTTATACAATACCTAGCCAAACACAAACACATCAGCCCATTCGGGCATTGCTTTGCCAGCTTCCACATCAAAGCACCAGTCTTTGTAGCTAGGCAGTTAGTAAAGCATAAGTTTCTACGGTGGAATGAGATTAGCCGTAGGTATGTGGACAGTGAGCCTGAGTTTTACGTGCCTGATAAGTATCGTGGACGTAGCCTTGATAAGAAGCAAGGTAGCGCAGGTAAAGTAACTGTATCTGACAATGGTTTTAACGAGATTGCATTGACAGAGTATGAGTATCTTTTAGATTTAGGTGTATGCCCTGAGCAAGCACGTATGGTACTGCCACAGAGCATGATGACTGAGTGGTACTGGTCAGGTAGCTTGGATGCATTTGCTGATATGTGTAAGCTTCGCTGTGCATCTGACACACAAGCAGAGACACAAGAGGTAGCCAATAAGATTAGCATACAGATGCACAAGTTGTTTCCTGTATCGTGGATGGCATTAGCAAAGGGGCAAAGGTGATGAGTGAAATTAAAGTAATAGATATAGAAGAGCATGAAGATGGTAGTGCTACACTACAAGTAGAGTGTGACCCTGAGACATTCGCAGCTATCTTTAATGCAGGGTTTATAGCATTGATAGAAGCTGGCTTGGAATCAGAGTCAAACAGAAGTAAGAAAAAGAAGTGGCAGACCTGTGTAAGCTGTGGTGGCCCAGCGCAGAATGATATGTGTGGCTTTTGCTTAGAGGAAGAATGATATGAGTATGGTTGGAACAATAGAAGACATGCGCTGGGAAATAAAACTGTTGAAAGATGAGAACAGTAGGCTTAGACGTTTCATTAAGGATCACAAACTGATTCGTGAGTTTGACGATGAAGAACGTAAGAGAGCCTTAGAGAGAGCAAGAATAAATAAATAACTACACTTGTAGGAGACAAGGATGATTGAATTATCACTAATAAAAACTCTACTCAACAAAGAGTTTTACGATCAACACAAGGGTATACGCTGCCCTGATAAGATCTTTACTAAAGACACACGTAAGATCAAACAGGCGTTAGACACAGCAATGCAGACGTATGAAGAAGACATGTCTGTGTCTGATCTTGAGGCTGTGTTCATGGGGCTTAATCAAACCATGACAACGGCTACCAAATCTGCATTCCAGGATTTGTTTCAGCGTTTAGATAAGGCTGAGCCTATCAAGAAAGATATTGCAGAAGACACCTTGAGCCACCTGTTTCAACAGTACGTTGGGGAGCAAGTTGCCAATCTAGGTTTCGACTTTGTGAATGGTAGTCAGAATAGCCTTGAGCCACTACGCCGCTTACTAGAGGATTACAAAGATGATTTTACTCCTAACCTTCGCATTGATTGGGATGATATTGACATTGACACACTGCTTGCTGCGAATAACCTTGAAACGCAGTGGAAGTTTAACATACCAAGTCTCCGTAGGAAGGTGGAAGGCGTTAGCAATGGTCATCTTCTTGTGGTTGGCGCTAGGCCCAATACTGGTAAAACTTCTTTCCATGCCTCTCTGGTAGCAGGTATAGATGGTTGGGCGTCACAGGGTGCTAAGTGCATCGTGCTGTGTAACGAAGAGAGCTACGAGCGTGTAGGTGCACGTTACCTAAGTGCTGCAACCAACATGAGTATGGATGAAGTGAAAGAGAATGTATCACTTGCACGTAAGCGCTATGATCCCGTGAAACAAAACATCCGTATCAAAGACAGTACCAACAAAGATATGAAATGGGTTGAGGCGGTAGTAAAGAATGAAAAGCCTGATATTGTTGTGTTGGATATGGGTGACAAGTTTGCAACCAAGAATAGCGATAAGTCAGACATATACCTCAAGGATGCAGCCATCCATGCACGTAACATTGCAAAGCAACATAATTGTTGTGTGATATGGATGTCACAGCTATCTGCTGTTGCAGAAGGTAAGGTCTACGTGGATCAGTCCATGATGGAAGGGTCTAAGACAGGTAAGGCAGCGGAAGCAGATCTTATGGTTTTAATCTCTAAAGATCCTATCGTAGAAGGGCAGTCAGAAGAGTCAACACGGCGGCACCTAAACATTGCTAAGAATAAACTAAAGGGTGGATGGCATGGGGTTGTCCATTGTGAGTTAGATGGTGAGCGTTCACTCTACACCGCTTAGGAGACTAGATGAGACTTGTATTAGACGTAGAGAACAGCATCACATGGCGTGATGGTAAGACGTTCATTGACCCTTACGAGGTAGGCAACCACCTTGTGCAGGTAGGCATGGTAAATGCTGATAACAAAGAAGAGGTCATGCTTGTTACTTTAGATCACAATGAGCATAAAGATTCAGACGGTCTAGGTAGAGCTTTGATACAGAACGTTCTTGATAAGACTACGTTGCTTATTATGCATAATGCCAAGCATGATCTTATGTGGTTGTGGGCTAGTGGGTTTAAATACGATGGTGACATCTACGATACCATGCTGGCAGAATATATACTATGCAGAGGGCAGAAGCCCAAAGAAGGTATTGGCCTATCAGCATGTGCTATTAGAAGAGGTCTAGCAGAGCAGAAAGAAGACTACCTTACTGCATGTATAAAGAAAGGAATAAACACCCATGAGACGGATCTCGACTCTCTTAGCATTTATCTTCGGGCTGACATCCTCACAACTTGTGAGTTGTTCCACAGCATCGAAGCAGACTATGCAACCCCAGAATCCCGCTCCCTTTATGCAGTCAGAACCGTCACCTTTCAAACATGCAAAACCCTCACCGAAATGTACATGTCAGGACTAAAGGTAGACCTAGATGTATTGGAGCAAGTTAAGGAAGAGTTTGAGCTTGAACAGGCACAGATAGAAGAGCGCCTACAGAGTCAAGTACGTGACCTTATGGGTGACACACCTATCAATTTAAACTCACCTGAACAGCTATCTCAGGTTATCTTCTCACGTAAGCCTAATGATAAGAAAGAATGGGCTGATGTATTTGAGTTTGTAAAAGATAAGGCTGAGTTTAAAGCTGCAGTTAATGCTAATTCTAAGATGTTGTTTAAGACTACAGCTTTCACTTGCCCTACCTGTAATGGGGCAGGTCATACATACAAAACAAAGAAAGATGGTACACGTTACGCTAGGCCCAACAAATGCACTACCTGTGACTCAAGAGGCTATGGCCTGAAAGAGTCAAAACAGATGGCCGGGCTTGGCTTTAGTGCACCAAATAAGAAGTGGATCGCTCATAGTGGATTTGGAACAGGAAAGGATAACTTAGATGCATTGGTGGCAACAGCAAGAAACAATAACATGGAAACTGCGGCAAACTTTATTATGGATGTTAAGCGCCTTAATGCTATCACTAGCTATCTTTCTAGCTTTGTTAGCGGCATATCTGTGCATACTAAGTCTAACGGATACCTTCACGCAACTCTTAGCCAGCACATAACAGCTACGGGTAGGTTTAGCAGTAAGAACCCTAACATGCAGAATATGCCTCGCGGCGGTACATTCCCTGTTAAGAAAGTATTTGTGTCACGTTGGGAAGGTGGGAAAATTTTAGAGGCTGACTTTGCCCAGCTAGAATTTAGAGCGGCTGCGTTCCTAGCCCAAGATGAGGTTGCAATGAAAGAAGTTGAGACAGGCTTTGACGTACATGCTTACACTGCAAAGGTTATCTCTGATGCAGGGCAACCTACAGCTAGACAGGCAGCGAAGGAACATACGTTTGCCCCACTCTTTGGCGCTACTGGTTATGGGCGTAGCAACGCTGAGAAGGCTTACTATGAGCACTTTAACGAGAAGTATAAAGGCATAGCACAGTGGCAGCAAAACCTAGCTGACGAAGCAATGCGCTTCAACAAGATAACCAACATCAGTGGTAGGCAGTATGCTTTCCCTGACATTGAGCGTAGAGCTAATGGTAGTGTCACGCACTTTACTATGTTAAAGAATTATCCTGTGCAGGGTTTTGCTACGGGTGATGTTACCCCTGCTGTACTTAATGAGTTTCACAAAAGATTGAAGCCACTAAAGTCTGTATTGATCAACACAGTACATGATTCAGCGGTGGCTGACATACACCCAGATGAAGAAGAAGAGGTATTACAAATAGTTACAGATCTTAATGATAATCTTGTGGATCTGATAGAAGATGTGTACAAAGTACGTATGAATGTGCCACTATTATTAGAGGCAAAAATAGGCCCAAACTGGCTTGACACAAAAGACGTATAATGTATAACTACAATTTCATGTAACGCTCATCGAAAGGAAAAGATATGAGCCAAGAATTAGCAGTAGCACTAGACCGTGGACAATCAATGGCAGAGCTTATGGGTGTGTCTAACAACACACAACAGAGCGCAACGCCTAGCGTATCACGGCTCAACGTCAACCAAGAGATCTTAGAGAAAGAGGTATCTATGGATGGCGAAACATTTATGAAGCCAACCGTACCAAAAGGAGCTTATAAACTAACTACAGGTGATGATGTAGTATACAGTAAAACAGTTACTGTGCGTATCTTTGCTGTACGCCAACAGTGGCAGCGCTGGAACGGTGACACTACTGAAATGGAGAAAAGCGTTTTGGCTAACAGCCTTAACAAAGACCTTAAAGATAACTTAGGTGGCTACAACTTAGGTAGGCCATCAGGTTACATAGAAGACTTCAATGCACTTCCAGAAGCAACGAAGTCTCTCATTCGTAGTGTAAAGCGAGTCAAGGTATTCTTTGGTTTGGTAACACTAGATAGCCCTACAGATGCTATGGGTGAAAAAGTAGACGGTAATTTCACGGACATACCATTTGTGTTTGACGTTAAGAACCGTGACTCACTAAAATCACTGGACGGTGTACTAGCACAGATCAACAAGAAGAACCTGCTACCACCTATGTCTACTATCAAGCTATCTCCTGCTGTAGGTAAGATCCCTACAGGTGCTACCTTTGGTTATGTCTCTGCAGCAATTGGAGATAAGGTTGAGCTATCTGATGATGATAATGATATACTAGGAAACTTCTTAGACTTCATTGAGTACATCAACGGCTCGCTCTTAGATAAACATGAAGAGCGTAGCTCTGATGGTCTGTCACACGCCGACAAAGAGATTGTAGCTTCAATCGTAGAGGTGGAAGAATAATGGAACACCCTGCTGAATTAGCAATCTTCTCTTACTTACAGAAGGCTATGGCAGGTGAGGCATCAATGTCAAAAGAGGTGGCTTCTAAAGTCGCCTCTGATGTTGAGGCTGCTATGCTAAAGCAGTTTGCTAGTGGGCCGCGTGACGAGTTTCGTATGCGTATGTCCAATCTTGGTAAGCCTAAGTGTCAGTTGTGGTACGAGAAGAATGACCCAAAGGATAAAACTCCTTTCCCACCACATTTTTTGATGAACATGATTCTAGGTGACATTGTTGAAGCTGTGTTTAAGGGCATCATGCGTTCTGCTGGCATAGACTTTAAGGATAATGATAAAGTCACACTAAAGCTACCTCACGGTCAAGAGATAAACGGTGAGTATGACATGGAGTTGAATGGTAAGATTGACGATGTTAAGTCGGCATCTCCTTGGTCATACCAAAACAAGTTTGCTTCATTTGATGCGCTAGAGAATGATGATAGCTTTGGTTACATCCCACAGCTTGTAGGCTACGCAGAGGGTGCAGGTAAGGGTGTTGGTGGCTGGTGGGTTATCAACAAAGCTAATGGTGAGTTTAAGTATGTCTCAGCCTCTGAGGTAGACAAACAATCTGTGCTAGATGATATCCAGGATACGGTTGATTACATTGATCAAGATCAGCCTTTCGAGCGTTGCTTTGAGCCAATCGAAGAAACGTTTTACAAGAAGAAGACAGGCTTTAAGAAGCTAGGTACTGAGTGTGGTTTTTGTGCTTTTAAGCATAAGTGCTGGCCTAACCTAAGTACAGAACCTGCTAGATCATCAAAAGCTAAGAATCCAAAAATGGTAGACTACATTGATGCCTAAAAACCATAATACCAGAAGGTATCGTAGTGGCCTTGAAAGAGAGGCCGCTGCATTTCTAAAGGTAAATCAAAAGAAGGTGTTGTACGAAAAGATAAAGATAGAATGGGAAGACTTACGATATCGAACATACACACCTGACTTTGAGTTAGACAATGGTATCTTTATTGAAACTAAAGGTATCTTTGACAACGAAGATAGACGCAAACATTTAGCAATAAAGGAACAACATCCAGAGTTAGACATACGCTTTGTATTTAGTAACGCTAATGCCAAGCTGTATAAAGGTGCCAAATCTCGCTACTATAACTGGTGCGATAAACACGGCTTCTTATGGTCACATAGGTTAATACCTATAGCGTGGCTAAAAGAAAAAGGTAGACGGTGTAAACTCGAAAGAGTAGCACTAAAAACACAAAGGAAGAAGTGATGTCTTACGAAGTAAAAGATGATGAAGTTGCTGTTATCATAAAACCTGTAATGGATGAAGAAGGTAACTGGACTCTTGAGTTAGCTACAGGCTTAGCATTTGGTGCAGTAATAGACGCCCCTATGCCAGCCGCACATGCCGCTTTCGATGCTGCACTATCTATGGCAGCTTCTTTAACATTCTTATCAGAGTATCCTGATTTTGAAGAAGAGCTTGTTGAGTATAAACAAGCAATGTTAAAAGATATCTTCCCTAAACAATATGCTGCTGCTGAAAAAGAAATATCAGAGGAAGAAAAGAGAGAGCTTTACAGCAAAAATGGTAATGTGTATACACTTAATGCATTCACTAAGACACAAGGAAACGCTTAATGGTAGATCCTGTAAATAAACCCCTACACTATAATCAAGCTGGCATAGAGTGTATAGAAGCTATACGTGCTATGACTTGTAAGATGAATGGTACAAGTGCATACATGGCTGGTAATGTATTGAAATACGTTTGGCGTCACGAGTACAAGAATGGCCTAGAAGACTTAAAAAAGGCTCAGGTATATTTAGGTTGGTTAATAGATAACTACAAAGAGAATCACAAATGAACGACAAGACATTTAGTGTTATGTTTATGTTAAACATAGATGAGGAAAACAACATTTTATCATCATCTGATGAGCACCACCAAGAAGATGTGTATGACCTAATAACAAATATTATGTATGATGTTGATGATGTAACGATAAGAAATTTAATAGTTAAGGAACGGCTATGATTAATGAGACAGATCTAGAAGCATTTGGGTATTTTGATATGTTTCAGAACAGCCCTGATTGGAGTAGTGACCCACTACGTTTCTACAGCCAATTTGTTGAAGATAAAGTTTTTACTAAGGGGCGAGAACGATTAGTAGAAAACACTTTGGGTCTTGTAGGGGAATCAGGTGAGGTTGCAGAAAAGATAAAGAAACTGTTTCGTGACAAAGGTAAGTTTAGTGATGAAGATGTACTGAAAGAGTTGGGGGATGTGTTATTCTACGTTGTTGCATTATCAAACATCTTTGGCGGTAACTTAAAGAAGACTATGGAAATGAACATGGCTAAGCTGGATGACAGAGAGCAGCGCGGAAAACTAAAGGGTTCAGGAGACAATAGATGAGCAACCTACTACCAACAGACTACCAGAAATTTATACACAAATCACGTTACGCTAAATACTATGATGGTTACGGGCGTGAGTTTTGGACAGATACAGTAGAGCGCTACATGATCAATGTAGTTAATTCACTTCTAGACCCTAAGATTTGTAGAGAGATTGAGTCTGCTATACTTAACACAGACATCATGCCCTCTATGAGAGCGCTAATGACTGCTGGCCCTGCTTTAGATAGAGATAACACTGCTGGATATAACTGCAGCTATTTACCCGTAGATGACCCTAAGTCCTTCGATGAGGCTATGTACATTCTCTTGTGTGGTACTGGTGTCGGTTTCAGCGTCGAGCGGCAATACGTTAGCAAGCTCCCTGAAATACCTCAACTCTTCGACAGTGAGACTACAATCGTTGTTAAAGACAGTAAGGAAGGTTGGGCTAAAGCTTTCAGACAATTGTTGGCACTCCTTTGGGCTGGTGAGATCCCTCAGTGGGATATTGGATTAGTACGCCCTGCAGGTGCTAGGCTCAAGACGTTTGGTGGTAGAGCAAGTGGCCCAGCGCCTCTAGTTGAATTGTTTAACTTTGCTATCACAACCTTCAAAGCTGCACAAGGACGCAAGCTGTCTAGCATTGAGTGCCATGATCTTATGTGCTTCATTGGTCAGATCGTTGTCGTAGGTGGTGTTCGCCGTAGTGCTATGATTAGCTTATCTAACCTGAGTGATGACCGTATGCGTCACGCTAAGTCAGGCCAGTGGTGGGAAACAGCGCCGTGGAGAGCCTTAGCTAACAACAGCGTAGGGTACACAGAGAAGCCTGACATGGAGACATTCATGCGTGAGTGGACAGCCCTTGTAGCGTCTAAATCAGGTGAGCGTGGAGTGTTCAACCGTCAAGCATGTGTTGATCTAGCAGTCAAGCATGGACGCCGTGACCCTAACTATGAATTTGGCTGTAATCCATGTTCTGAAATCAGCTTACGCCCTTATCAGTTTTGCAACTTAACGGAAGTTGTTGTACGCGCTACAGACACTATTGATGACCTAGAGCGTAAGGTACGTTTGGCTACTATTCTTGGTACAGTACAGTCTACTTATACTAAGTTTCCTTACTTGCGTAAGGTATGGCAAAAGAACACAGAAGAAGAGCGCTTACTTGGCGTATCACTTACAGGTGTTATGGATAACCCTTTAATGACGCCTAAGAATCAAGGATTGGAGCAGACTCTTGAGCATTTACGTAGTGTGGCTGTCAATACTAACGCTGAATTTGCTGGTATGCTTAATATACCTGTATCTGCAGCAATTACATGCGTCAAGCCTTCGGGCACGGTATCACAATTGGTGGATAGCGCCAGTGGCATACATGCTCGCCACAGTGCCTATTATATCCGTACTGTGCGCGGTGATAATAAAGATCCGCTAACACAGTTTATGAAAGACAAAGGTATCCCTAATGAGCCTTGTGTAATGAAGGGTGACACAACCACAGTGTTTAGCTTCCCTGTAAAGTCACCTGAGAATGCTGTTACACGTAACGATATGACAGCTATCGAGCAGCTAGAGTTGTGGCTTACGTATCAGCGATATTGGTGTGAGCATAAGCCAAGTGTGACAATCTCAGTACGGGATGCTGAGTGGATGGAAGTAGGTGCATTTGTTTACAAACACTTTGATGAAATGTCTGGTGTATCGTTCCTGCCTCACACAGATCACACGTATCAGCAAGCGCCCTATCAGGATTGCACTAAGGAAGAGTACGAAGAGCTTTTAGCTAAGATGCCTACCAGCATTGCTTGGTCAGAGCTTACTGAGTACGAAAGCGAAGACAATACTGCAGGTAGTCAGACTATGGCATGTACTGGCGATTCCTGCGAGTTGGTGGATCTGACATGAGTGTGTATACATTAGTGGGGCGGCTTGACTGCCCTCACTGCTCCAAAGCAATGGGTTTATTGAGAGATAGTGGTATTGCTGCTCAGTACTACTCTCTCAATGACTCTAAGTGGTTACTTGACTTATTTAAGAAGTCAGGTATAAAGACTGTACCCCAAATCTGGGATATAGAAGGTAATCACATAGGTGGTTACTCAGACCTGAAAAAACTCTTGAAAGGAGAATGATATGACAGGTTTTGAATTTATGGCAGTTGCAACTATTGGTATGGTAGCGGTAGGTGAAGTTGTTGCTCTTACTGCAGAGTATGGTCCTGTACTTATTGAGCAAGTCAAAGGCTGGTTCTAATGTATGTTTTAGTACTCATTATGATGTTTGAAGGGAACATAAAAGTGCAAGCTTTTGATGGTTTGTTTATGGATGTCCGTTCTTGTAATGAGTTAGCTGTTGAAATGGAAAACAGATTAATGAGTACTAGACCTACACCAGAGTCATCAGCTAACACTTACTGCTTTCAAGTACCAGAAAGTGCATAATGCAATATGAGCTTTTTAAATCGTCTGAATACCAGAGCGAAGAAGCGTTTATAGGCGAGGGTAAAGTTTGTATTGCTTGTAATAAGTACAAGCCTTTTTCACGTTTTTCTAAGCACATAGGCCATAAAGATAATCACGATGGTAGATGTAGAGAATGTGTAAATAAGCAGGTAAGACTTAGAAACGCATTAAAAGCACAATCCCCGCCTAAACCAAGTATATGTGGGTGTTGTGGTAAACAATCATCAGACATTGTATTAGACCACTGCCATGAAAAAGAAGAATTTAGAGGGTGGATATGTCGTTTTTGTAATGCTGGAATTGGTCTATTACAGGATAATATAGAAGGTGTAGAAAAAGCCCTTACTTACTTAAAAGGGTACTACAATAAAAGGAATACCAGTGAAACTAGAACGAGAAGCCAAGGCATACATGGACACAAAGACTAATCTTTTTAAGGCTGACCTGACAACACAGGCAACGGGCTTAGAAGTGCACTACAATAGAAACCTACATCATTGTGATGAAAAGGATAACGCTTTAGAGCGACTTACTGAGTCACAGATGTGGGCTAAGCTTGCTGCTGAAAAGTATGGTATTAAATAAAGAAAGGGGCGCTTAGTGCGCCCCCTCTGCTATTCCTTGTAGACTTGATCGTGGTAGTCTAGGTAGTTTAGATACATGTACAATTCATTGTAATTCATGTCTCTAATATTTGTTGTAGCTCCCTTGCTCTTCATAAACCTCTTTGCTTCTGCTTTAGAGTTTCTATTGCCAGTAGCTGATGCTTTTCTACGTAAACTCTGAATGATTGTATCAGAGTCTGAGCTTGCCTCTAAGTAAGACTTTACATCTGCACGTATCTTAGTCAGCCTGTCAGATACCATAGTACGTCTTTGCTGTAAGTTAGCCTTTTTAAACTTAGGATCAGCTAACAGCGTCCTTGACTCCCTCTCTAACAGAGGCGCAAATACTTTATTAAAGACTTTATCATATCCAGCAATCTCAGATCTCTCCCCTGCAGTCCACGGTGCCATCTCAGCCACAGAGTATAACTCTTCTGCTGCAGTACGAGTTTGCTTAATAGTCACACCTAAAACTTTAGCAAGTGGGTTGGGATCATATACCTCACCTTCACGTATACCTACACGTAGCTCTTCGCCTGTAAGGGTATTCTTTGTTTTATCATTTAGATCACCTTTAGCATTATCAATAGCATCAATAAATACTTCTGCTAGGTTATCTACATATTTAAGAGAAGATTGTGACAGTGTATCTATACCCTGAGACTGACGTACATCTTTAGCTGTGTCTGTTTCAGTTGCAAACCCTACAAGCTTGTTTAGTGTGTCTAGTGGACGGGTATAACCTGATAAGTAATTACCACCAGCTTTTGTTATTCCTGATCCAAACCCAGCCTTCAAGTAATCTACATCACCTTCCATGTTAAGGAAGAAGTCTACAATAGAGTTAAGATCATTACCAAACTGTGCATCAGAAGCAAACTGGCCTATTGCCATCTGCTTACCTAATTCTGTTACAAGCTCTGATGGTACAACGTCTCCATCTTTTCTGATACCCAGTATACGCCCAGCAAGTAAAAACATAGAGGCCGGGAATTGGCTCTTCATGTCAATTACATTACCTGCTCCCGATTCAACTTCGTAAACGCCTAAGCCTTTCTTTCTACGCTCTTCATCATAAGCTATAGCTAGACCTGCAGTAGAGTATGCAACCAGCGTTCTAGCAAATGCCTCTGTAGGCTTTAGCATGTCTACGTCTTCGCCCTTTTTAGCAGCACCACGTACCAGAGCACTTGCCATATCAATGGCTCCACCTGCTGACCACTGATAACCTGTAGCTATAACGTTATTAAAGAACCTTCCAAAGGGTAGTATAGTACCTACTACAGGAATGTTAGAAAGGTTCTCAATTTGTTTTGCTGCCAGCCCTAAGAAGTTATCCTGTGCTGTGTAATCTTTAGAGAAAACTGAGCGTAATGTTTGATCTAGGGCACCACCAATAACGTCATTATCAATGAGTGCTGTATCACCTTCTTTGAGAACAGTCATAAGATCTTTATCGTGCTTGAGCCGTACATACTTATCTAGCTCACCCATAAACATCTGTGACTTAGTAAAGCTATCTTGAATACGTACACCAGATATCTTTGTCGCAGCATCTGCAATAGTCTCAAGCTTCTTGGCTACACCTTTAGTTGTGTCTATACCATAACGCTTACCAGTACGCTCTACACCACCTGACACCGTTTCAAAGAGTATCTTGCTTACGTCTTTGTGTTGACCAAGAAAAGCCATGTATGCGTCATGTGTAGTGTAGGGATCTAACAAGTTACGCATCTTCTGCGCTTGCATATCTAGGTATACTCTACCGCGTCTACGTGTCTCAACAGCTTTCTGCCCCTTCTGTGTCATGCTCAAAGCAATGTGACCATAACCATTAAGAACATCAGCTAGGGTTGATACAGTAGCGTATTGTGCAAAGCCAGCAACGTTGACTGCAGTTGTAGATGTTGATGATACAAGCATTCTACGCCATAGGTTTTGACCATAAGCGAAAGGCTGTGCACGTTTAGCTTTCTCGCCTTCCTTCTTTAAGATCTCACCTGATGCTTCACTAATAATAGTTTCACCGTGCAGAAGAGTGCCGTTTACTATCTTAGCTGCTTGGCTCATCACGTTAAGCGTAGAACCGCCCCGACTTGCTTCAAATGCTACCAAGTCTTGTAGGTTCTTCTGTGAGCTAGTGGCATCACCTAATGTAATACCTGTAATTTTTAACAGTTTATTTATCTCTGTTAGCTCATCTTCTGGCAGTTGTGGTACAATGTTACTTAGAGCGTCAGATATAGTAACGTTATTGGGTAGCTTATGCCCAGACTTAGCTAACTGAAAAGCCAAGCCATCTACTGTACCTTTACCATTAGAGCCTAAGATGATCTGAGAGAATACATCTGTATCTGTGATGTTTCTACTGAACATGTCTCTGCCAGCTTCAACTTTCTCTTTCCAGCTACGAACATTCTTTTTGATGTCTGCTGTTACGTCATCTATTTGAGAATTAGTCAGCTTTATTGTTACTGGCTTAGTGCGCTTCTCACGCATAGCAGCTAACTCACCTTCTAATCCTAGATCTGCGTAACCAGATTTTCCCTTCATTTTACCTGCAACTATTTGGGCACCAGGAGCAACCACACCAAAGAGTGAGCTAAAACCTGTTTGTAACAAGCTGTACTCATCCTGTGACTCTACATCAATCATAAGATTCTGAATCTGTAGATCCTGCAGCACTGCTAGGCCTGTGTCTGTTGCTGCTGTAGCATACAAAGATTTCTTAGCTGCACCTTCTGTTATTTCTTGCTTAGCTTGCTGCCTAGCCTGTAGTCTAGCACGGCGTAGGGCAAGATCTCTCTCCCGCCTTGCTGTCTCCCGCATAATCTTTTTAGCTGCAGGATTCTTAGCCCCTATAGATAGAGCATGATTTAAAGCAGCCTCTCCCGCCTCCTTACCAATCTTCTCTGCTGCTTCACGAGAGGCACCCTTTTTAAGGGCTTCCTGTGTAGCCTTAGCTACGGATAGCTTAACTGCTTGCTTTCCCCCTTGGGTAATACCAAAGCCAGCCGCTTTAGTTATACCACCTGTCAATAAACCAAGATAGTTTGATGGGTCTTTAGCTGCAGCAAAGATGTAATCCTTTATACCATCTACAGCCCCAAGCACCCCGTCATTTACAAACACACTACCTGTTTGATCGTACAGGTCATATGCTTGCTTTGCTTTTACTTTATCTAACTCTGTTGCCTTAGATACAAATCTAGCCTCACTTGCAGTAGATACAACGTTTGTATTGAACGCTCTCATATGATCAAAAAACTGTTCTACAAGTTTATCATCATCATACGCACCACCATCACGGTACTGATAGCCAAACCTAGACATCATGTAGTCACGTATCTTAGCGGCATTGGCAGACTTTTTTAGATCATCTTTCTTTAGTTTGCCTTGCTTGACGTTTGTATCTTGAGCAGCATCTCTTCTAGCTAGAATGTCCTCTAAAGAAACGCCTTTTGGCTTAGGCTCTACAGCAGTAGTAGTAGTGGTAGCCTCTTCTTTTTTCTGCCTATCCAGTATATCCTGTAAAGAAACACTCATATTACTCTTCCATCATATTAAGGGCTTGCAAAATAATACTGGCAGCGTTGTCTAGATCCATGTAAGTAGAGTCAGCTACAAGCTCTGAGTTACCTGAGTTTTCTTCAAACCAAGCAGCTAGTGCTTCTTTAACTTCTGAAATAGGATCATCTTTCGTGATACCAAACTCTTCCATAGCCTCTAGCATTTGATTATCATACTTCATAAAGAAGTCTGTTTTACTTCTTACAGGTGGTGCAGTAGATATATCAGGTGCTTTTTCTTGCTTTCTTGGCCTATCACCTAAACCTTGTAGTGGCGTACTGGGTGGCTTTGCATTTGGTACATCCAAAGGATCTGCTGCAATAACTCTAGCCTCTTCTTCTGCAGGGCTTATAATTACGTCTGGTTGCACTACATCTTTAAATGCCCCTGCTCCTACAGACCACATATCAAGAGGGCGTGGTGGTAGACCTGCAGCTACACGCTCCTTACGAGACATTTCTTTCCACTCTGCCAGAGTAACATCTGACATAGACTTTTTCCAGTTATTGACTTTAGTGATGTTGATAGCTGCTGTATCACGAGGGCTAGTACCTCTGTCACTAAGGTTTATAGGTTGCTCTACAAAGGCCTTACTCTCTAAGATAGGTTTAGCATCAGGGTTTGTTTGTATCTCTTCCTGCATTTCTGGAGAAGCTAATACATAATCTGACATAGGTACGCTAAGGGTTTCATCTGTCTGATGATTAAACACCCGCATATTACCATCACCATCTTCAAAAATAGTAGTGTTGGGTATTACAGCAGAAGTAAATGTTACTGCATCAGGCTCTAACGAGAAAGGTAAGCCTTCCATGTCCTGTGTTTGTACAGGGATAGGAGCGTTATCTTGATTAACAATCTTAACAGTTTCTACTGTTTGTTCTGCTACAGGTGCTGGAACAGAAGGCATTGTAGGTGCTTGCTGATTTTCTGTCTCATTCAAAGGTAATTCAGGTTGTTCTACACCAGTATCAGTAGCGGTAGGTGAGCTTTCTTCTGTTGGTTCTTCCTCTACTGCGCCACCTAAAGTTGTTGCAGTCCATCCCGGAACGCCTACAATGGTATCGTACTGATTAGCCATACGCTTTACAAAAGTC